AAATAGAGTGCACAGAAACATTGTTTACATTGTTTCTCGAGAGGAGAATTGGGGACCTAATCAATTGAATATCAATCACTTAGGTGAGAAACAATGAGAAATTTATTGTTTCTCTGCTATTTTTCCAGCATTTTATCGTAGTATTTGCAGCAGAAGTATTGTATTTGTGATACAAACAAAAACAAACTACAGTGTGAAAAACATCACCTACACCAACAATCAAGGACTCGAACTCAAGATCAACAAATTCTCCTCCGGGCAGTTCAAATGGGCATTCAGCCTTACCTTCAACAACGGAGCCCACACCTTCTGCTACACCATGACGGAACTCAGGACCATCCTACTGAAAAACGGGATGACCTGGAAATGGGCAGCCAATGTAAAAGACAGGTTTGACCCCCTCACGGAGGAGCACGTACTTATTAATAGGTACAGGATCCCCGGGGGGGATCCGAGATGGAGGTCTTCATCACCAGCCGAATCCCGTTCGTAAATATGATAGGAACCGGGTTGGACATGGGCTACATGAAACCCCAGCTCCTGGAGCATAAATTCAACCACTACGGGTTCAAACTGTTTTAATTCCCGGGACCCCAAAACAGGGGTCCCAACTTTTTCTCATTTTCCAATCAAAAAACTTTTCTTACATTTGTGATACAAACAAAAGGATAAGACAATGGCAATTACAAGCTACATCGACAGCAATGTTTTAAGACTTATGGTTACTCAGCTTCCTTCGGGTGCTTTCGACCTCTATTTCAGTAACGGGATCATCTCCACCTGCTACACACAAGAGGAGCTCCAGGACTTCCTCCAGAGAAATAACTTTCAGAAATGTTGACCACATACATGAATCCTCGGCTAACCAGATTGGACGTAGTAACTACGGAGGACGGGTATCTGTTAGTTCTCAATCAGGTAATGGAATTAAAAAAGCAGAAAATAGAACACGTAGAAGCATTCATTAAGGAACATAAATTCAAGCCAATTATTATGAAAAAAATCGCATGGAATGAGCCGGCACAGCCGGCTATCAGGGATGACTACTTCTCCAGTCTCATCGGACCGGAGATGGACACCGACAAAGCAGTAGAGATCGTAGACAGGATGCAGAAGAGAGTGGACAGACTTGACGAGGAGACAGTTAGTCGTGTTTCTTCAGTCTTGTTGGAGATGGTTAAGTTAGCAAACGAATTGTCCGGCATGGACAACACCTTAACCAAACGAGAGGCTCTTCTCGTCTGCATGGGCTTCACGACTGGCGAAGCATACGTCTACGGTAAGTATGGAATTAACAAATAGTAAAACATGGAAGAAAAATTCAACTGGGACCTCCCGGCAGACCCGGACCCCAAATCGGACAACTATTACAACGGAATCGTATCCAAGGAGCTGAAAGACTCCAGCAATATAGCGGAGACCCTCCTTGAGGTTATCCGCAGAGAGTCAGTCAAGAATCAGTCTGATTTTGTCAATGAAGGGATTGAGACCATCCTTGACAGGTTAGGCATTAAAACCGACAAACCTCTCACAAGAAAGGAGAAGCTCCTGGCATTCATCGGATTTAAAGCTGGCTTAATGTGGGAGAAATTGGTGGAAGACCAAAGACAGTCAGAACCAGCTTCACCAAACCCTCTCGAAATTGTCATGATGGGACTTCTCAAAACATACGGAAAAAAAATGCTGATTTTATCGTAGAAGTATTGTATTTGTGATACAAACAAAAACCTTAAACAGATAACCATGAAAAAGATTGAAAAATACGTAGTATTCAAGTATGAGGACGAGTTCGGATTCCACTACATGAAAATGGACAAGCTTCCCGGGGAGGGACCTACATACATGGAGCCCATCTCGTTCGAGAAGAAGATCAACCCCAACTGTACCCCGGGAGCCATCACTCAACAGCCGTTCTCAGAGGACGGAAAATCTGCCTATGTGCTCAGCTCAAAATTTGTCCCCGTGTCTGGTTGGTGGAACGACAAAGCCGAAGTTCGGGAATGGCAGGAAAGGACCCGGGTCTATAAGGCTCTCAAGGAGTTGAAGAGGAAAGGAGAGGACCTCAAGCTTGAGAAAGCCATTGAGCCTCTACGAGAAGTGTATGCCCGGATCAACCCCAGCAGGAGGAGCATATTTATTGCTCAGGTGGCCTACCTCCTCACCAAGTAAACATTTTTCATTAAAAAGATTGAAAAAATTTCAATATCAGGGGAAAATTGATTATATTTGGGATAAACAACATGGACAACACAATGACTATCAATCTCAGAGAATTAATTGAACAGAGAGGGCTCAGGCTTCAAGAAGTGGCAGAAATTCTGTTCCCCGATAACCGGTTCCCCCGAGCAGCTCTCAACCGGGTTCTGAACGGAAAAACCTTGTTGAATTCGGAGCAAGTCTCCCGTTTAGCAGCTTGGCTCCGTGTATCTGTCGACGATCTCTACAGAGGAGCATGGAACTCCGAGTTTAGAGGAGAGACATGTATTCTGACAAACGGGAACTACAGAGCCGAGTTATCGGTCAAAACAGGAGAGACGAGGGTGTTCCATCTCGGGTCCTTGTTTCATGAAACTGTTCTCCATGACCCAGCTATACCTCTCAGCAAGTACATTGAACTTCTGAACACCATAATTAAAAATCATCAAGACAATGAAAGTAGAAATTAAGTTCGAGGCAAACCTCGAAGAGCCTCAGGATCTCGAAATGGCCCGCAAAATCTGTCAGGTCATAGGATCAAATCCTGTAACAGTCAAGACGACTGACGTCAAGAAACCAGCTCCTGCACAGGACGTGATGAATCCAGCTCCGGCTCCAGTCCCCAGAAAGACGGAGGAACCCGAACCCATGCCGATGGATGCGAACTCCTCTTTGGGTTCCGACCCCGCTGTCTCCACTCAGGACATCCGGATTCTCCTTGCAAGTAAGGTGGACAACAACCGCGAAACCATCCGGACAAAGCTCACTGAATTGGGAGCGAAGAATGTGACGGGATTGGATGCCCGAAACTACGACTCGTTCTACGAATTCCTCAAAGACCTTGCGTAATGGGAGCCCTGGATCATTCATCTCGTAAGCACGCTATGCTTTCGGCATCAAAGGCAGACCGGTGGATCAACTGCACCCCCAGTGCCAGACTGGAGGAAAAGGTTGAGGAAACCGGTAAGCCTTCCAAGTATGCCGAAGAGGGTACTCTGGCTCACGAGATGGCAGAATGTTACCTCCGAGCAAGGCTCCGCATGACGCCTGTTGACGTTACGTCTGCTGAACTCCGGAAGCTGAAGAAGAACGGCCTCTACACTGAGGACATGGATGAGCCCGTAATGGCTTATTGCCAGTACGTAACGGACCAATATACGGAAGCTCTACGGAAAACCAAAGACGCACTCGTTCTTCTGGAGGAGCGACTGGACTTCTCGGCTTGGGTCGAACAAGGATTCGGCACTGGAGACGCTTGCATTATCGCTGACGGGGTCATGGAGATCATAGACCTCAAGTTTGGCACTGGCGTGCCGGTTTTCGCTGAGAACAATGCTCAGCTGATGCTGTATGCTCTTGGGGCATTGTCCAAATTTGAGATGGTCTACGACATCAACATGGTGAAGTTGACTATAGTCCAGCCCCGCCAGGAGCGAATCTCGTCATGGGCGATTGCCCCCAGAGACCTCTACAAATGGGGTGAGAAGGTAGTGAAACCCAAAGCAGCTCTCGCTTACTCCGGGGAGGGGGAACTCCAAGTCGGGCACTGGTGCAGGTGGTGTAAAGTCAAAGCTTTGTGTCGCAAGATGGCAGTCCACAATCTGGACTTGGCCAAACACGAGTTTAAAGAGCCCGAACTCCTGACCACTGAGGAGCTCGCTCAGATTTTCGAGCAAGTACCCATGCTTCAAGATTGGGTAAATGCTGTATCTGAGCACCTACTCTCCAAAGCCATCTCGGGCGAGAAGGTCCCGGGATATAAGGTAGTAGAAGGAAGGTCAATGCGGAAATGGACTGACGAGAATGCAGTTCAGGAAGTTCTTACCGCATGCGACTACACCCCGGATCAGTTCCAAATTGTCAAACTGGCCGGGATCCCGGCTATCGAGAAGCTCCTCAAAAAGGACTTCGATTCACTGGTCGGGGACCTCGTCATCAAAGCTCCTGGCAAACCCACTCTCGTCCCTGAGTCTGACAAACGTCCGGCAATGGGCATAGAACAAGCAAAACTCGATTTTTCTAATAACTAAACTTCACAACTATGAGTGCAACAACCAAAGTAGTAACCGGCAAAGTTCGGTTCAGTTACGCCAACGTATGGGAACCCCGGGCAATGGAGGGTTCCGACCGAGCAAAATACTCGGTGTCCATTCTCATCTCGAAGACTGACTCGGCAACTCTGGATCGGGTCAAGAAAGCCATCGACACGGCTCTCAAAGAAGGCATCGCCAAATTGGGTGGCAAGATTCCCCCCACGTGGAAGAACCCCCTCCGTGATGGGGACACCGAAAGACCTGACAATCCGGAGTATGCAGGGCACATGTTCGTCAATGCCAACTCGGACAACCGTCCTGGCATCGTGGACATCAACCTCAACCCGATCATCGAAAGAGAGGACTTCTACTCTGGATGCTACGGCCGGGCGTCGATCAACTTCTACGCTTTCAACACGAATGGCAACAAAGGCGTTGCTTGCGGGCTGAACAACCTCCAGAAGTTGGCTGACGGAGAACGTCTCTCCGGGGGATCTTCGGCAGAGGAGGACTTCGGCCAGAACCCGTGGGACGACGACCTTATGTAGGTTGGTATGCTGGGTCTTACTTGGGATTAGGGGTTCGAATCCCCGCCCAGCAACAAATTCAGCAATAGTCAACATGCCGAGACGCTTATATTTCGATACCGAAACATATAGCCCGGAGGACATTAAATCCACGGGCGCCTATAAATACATAGAATCGGGGGACTTTCAACTCCTTATGGTGTCTTTCGCCTTTGACACCTCTCCCGTTCAGGTGATAGATCTGGCCAAAGGAGAGGAGCTCCCCGATTATTTCATCTCCGCTCTAACTGACCCGGAGGTTGAGAAATGGGCGCACAACGCCGTATTTGAGAGACTCGTATTTAATCGCATAGGACTACCCATCCCAATCGACCAATTGTATTGCTCAATGACCAAAGCGGCCTATTGCGGACTGCCTTTGGCTTTGGATGAACTCTCCAAAGCTTTGGTCCTCGGGGAGCACGGGAAGAAGTCGACCGGTAAAGCTTTAATCCGGTTTTTCTGCTCCCCGTGCAAGCCAACCAAGTCCAACGGGATGAGGACTCGGAACATGCCGGACGACGACCCGGGCAAGTGGAACGAGTTCAAGACGTATGCCGAATATGACGTGATTGCCGAACGCGACATCGTGGAACAGCTGGACCAATTCCCATTCCCGGAGTTCGAACGCCGGAACTACCTCGTAGACCAAAGCATCAACGACCGGGGGATCCTGATAGATCTCGACATGGCCGGGAACGCCATCTCTTTCGACGAGGTATACACGGAGGAGATGACTGACCGAATGAAGGAACTGACAGGCTTGGATAACCCGAACAGCTTGGCCCAGTTGAAGACGTGGCTTAGCACTAATTTCGGGCTCAACTTCCCTGCACTGGGAAAGCCCGAAATTCTCGAATATCTGAAAAACAATCCGGAGGCTCCCGATCTGGTCAAGGAGGTCCTCGCTGGTCGGCTTGCACTGTCCAAGACTTCAACTAAGAAGTACATTGCAATGCTCAACTGCGCTGCCAAAGACAGGAGAGCTCACGGGTTATTCCAGTTTTACGGGGCCAACAGAACAGGACGTTGGTCGAGCCGAATGATCCAGCTCCAGAACCTCCCCCAGAATCACATGAAGGACTTGGACTTCGCCAGAAGCATGGTAGAGAAAGGAGACTACGGCCTTATCGAAATGTGTTACGGCAATATCCCGGATGTTTTGTCCGAGCTCATCCGAACAGCCTTCATAGCCCCGGAGGGGAAAATGTTTGCAGTAGCCGACTTTAGTGCTATTGAGGCCCGGGTCCTGTCCTGGTTAGCCCAGGAGAAATGGCGACTCGACGTCTTCAACACCCATGGCAAGATCTACGAGGCATCAGCATCACTCATGTTCGGGGTCCCCATTGAGCAGGTTACGAAAGGATCGGACCTCAGACAGCGGGGCAAGACGGCAGAATTGGCACTCGGATATGAGGGGTCGGTCAACGCAATGGAGAAGATGGACAAAGAGAAGACGCTGTCCAAAAAGGAAATGTATTCCATTGTAGCTCTTTGGCGTCGAGCCAATCCTAAAATTGTTGAGTTTTGGGCGGAGGTGAACGAGAAGGCCATCGAGTGCGTCCAGACCAGGAAAACCAAGAAAGTAAGTTGTCTCGTCTTTGAACATGACGGGACCAATCTGACAATAGCCCTCCCAGCGGGGAGAAAATTATACTACAGAAATCCCCGGGTGAGACCCAACAGGTTCGGGCAGACTGGCATTGTCTATGACGGCATGGTCCAGTCAGTAGGATGGACTGAGGTAGAGACTTACGGGGGCAAACTGGTGGAGAACATAGTCCAGGCAATCTCCCGGGATCTTCTCGCCGAAGCAATGTACAGACTAAGCATTATGAAAGACTTCGAAATAGTAATGCATGTCCATGATGAAGTCATTGCAGAGGTAGACGAAGACCGAGCCGGGGATTGTCTGGAGACTATGTGCAGAGTTATGGGGGAGGATCTTCCTTGGCTGAACTGCTTGCCAATGGGACTACCTCTCAAAGCAGACGGATACGTTACTAAATTTTATAAGAAAGACTAATGACATACGACGGGGAACTTGATATTGCAATCGGACTGAGTGCAAGATCAAAAGTATGGAGCAACAAGAAACTGAAATGGTCTGAATTGGTCAGTCGACTCGGGGAGGAGAATAAGACCACTGAAACATTCAAGGAATTTGTTTCTGCAAGCAAGGAGGACCAGCTCAAAATAAAGGACGTAGGTGGATATGTCGGGGGCTACCTGAGGGGAGGCAAAAGAAGTCCGGCCAATGTGGTCCACAGACAACTGATGACCCTCGACTTGGACTTTGCCCACAAAGACCTCTGGGACGACTTCACTCTCCAGTTTGACAATGCAGCTGTTCTGCACGGGACTCACAAACACTCAGATGCGTCTCCTCGGTACCGACTAATAATGCCACTGAGCAGAGAGGTCACGGCTGATGAGTATGTGGCCATAAGCCGAAAAATTGCCGGGATAATCGGGATAGACCTTTTCGACAATTCAACCTTCGAGACCAACCGACTCATGTTCTGGCCTTCTACGCCGAAGGACATGGACTACTATTTTAAGGTCCAAGACGGTCCATGGATTGATGCTGACGAGGTCCTCAACTCCTATGCCGACTGGAAAGATTCGTCACTTTGGCCCACAGCTTCGTCCCGTTTCGAAGCTGTCGACAGAGCCGTTAAGAAGCAGGAGGACCCAACCATAAAGAGGGGGCTCATAGGAGCGTTCTGTAGGACGTACTCCATACCCGAAGCAATAGAGACCTTCCTCTCCGACACCTATGTCCCGTCAGCATTGGAAGACCGATACACTTACACAAAAGGCAGCGCCTCGGCTGGTCTGATCGTGTATGAGGACAAGTTCGCTTATTCCCATCATGGAACTGACCCGTGTGGGGGTAAACTTTGCAATGCGTTTGACCTGGTCCGCATACACAAATTCGGCCACCTTGACGACAAGGTAAAGGACCCCTCGTCGAAGTTGCCAAGTGTGTCAGCAATGGAGGAGTTCGTACGCAATGACCCCGACACTAAGACAACCATTGCCAACGACCACATCAACAGTGCCAAGTACGAGTTTGCCGATCCAGAGCATGGTCGGACTCAGGAAGAAGTAGTCGAAAAGGAGGTTGACCTGGAGGCTGAGAGCGTCGAGTGGATGAAGGAGCTGGAGGTTGACACCCGAGGAGCATACCTCTCGTCGGATGCCAACCTCAACCTCATATTTGCAAACGACCCCAGACTCAAAAGACTGTTCAGACAAAACGACTTTGACGGTAAGAGGTACGTTTTTGGGAATCTCCCATGGCGTCGGGTTGTTAAGCCGGAGCCTGTCAAGAACGTAGACTATTCCGGGGTCAGGAACTATTTGGGTTGCGTATATGGCATAACGTCCTCGCTAAAGATCGACGATGCCATGGCTCTGGAATTTGAACGCAACCACTTCCACCCGATTCTGGACTACCTCAATGACCTCAAATGGGACGGGATCCAACGGGTAGACAAACTCCTGATTGACTACATGGGGGCTGACGACAATATCTACTCTCGCGAAGCCATCCGCAAGATGCTGGTTGGAGCAGTTGCCCGAGTTATGAACCCCGGGGTCAAATTCGACCTTGTGCTTATGCTCGTAGGACCTCAAGGATCCGGCAAAAGTACGTTCATCAAAAAATTGGGAAAATCCTGGTTTAGCGATACATTCCTGACAGTCCAAGGAAAGGAGGCTCTCGAGCAGATCCAGGGGGCATGGCTTATTGAAATAGCTGAGCTCTCAGGTCTCCGCAAAGCGGAGGTTGAGTCAGTGAAGCATTTCATATCTAAGTCAGAAGACTCATTCCGACCAGCGTATGCCAGAACTTCTGAGATATACCCCCGGCAATGCGTCTTTTTCGGCACCACCAACGACATCGAATTCCTGAGAGACCCCACTGGCAACAGACGCTTCATGCCAGTGGACGTGGTCCCCAACAATGCCAAAAAAGACGTGTTCATGGAACTGGACGACGAGATAGACCAGATATGGGCTGAGGCAGTTGTCCTGTACCGGTCCAAGGAGAAACTCTATTTGAGCCACGAAGCCGAGAAAATAGCCAAAAACGAGCAAAGCTCGCACAGCGAGTCGGATGAACGGAAAGGCATCATTGAGGCGTACTTGGAACGTCAACTCCCGGACAACTGGGACTCAATGGACCTCTACCAGAGAAGAGACTTCCTGGTCGATGAGTTAAACCCCAAAGGGACCACCCCCCGAGACTACGTATGTGTTGCTGAAATATGGTGCGAATGTCTTGGGCGGAACAGGGAGGACATGGACCGGTATAAGACCCGAGAAATCAATGACTTGTTGAAGAGTATGCCCGAATGGGAGCCATGCAAGACTACTAAAAATTTCCCCATTTATGGAAAGCAAAAATACTACGTGCGAAAACTCGATTGAGAAACGACTCATCACTGAGGTGGAGAGAGTTGGTGGCTGGTGTTTGAAACTCCCCGCAATTCACAATGCTGGCCTCCCCGACCGGCTCTGTCTGTTCCCCGGTGGCGAAGTCGTTTTCGTTGAGCTGAAAGCATTCGGTAAAAAGCCCCGAAAAATACAGACATTAATGCACCAGAAACTGAAAGCAATGGGCTTTCGAGTAGAGGTAATAGACACGACCATGGGTTGTAAAATGTTAGCATTGGAATATGACAGAAAATGATCTCCATCAATACCAGCTACAAGCTGTTGAACACATAGTAAGCCACACGCACTGTGCTCTGTTCCTGGACATGGGATTGGGTAAAACAGTGTCTACTTTGACAGCCATCAACGAGCTCATGTTTAAAGAGGTCGAGGTCCGACGGGTATTAGTCATAGCTCCCAAAAGAGTAGCCGAATCAGTCTGGACACAGGAGGTCGAGAAATGGGACCATTTGAAGCACATTAAAGTGTCTCGCATCATTGGAACAGAACGTCAACGTCGTGAGGCTCTTGCCAAGAAGGCAGACGTATACACCATCGGAAGAGACAACGTGGCTTGGCTATGCGGGCTCTACGGGGGATCTTGCTTACCATTCGACATGGTGGTCATCGACGAGCTCAGCAGTTTCAAGAACCCCAAGTCAATCAGATTTAAAGCTCTTAAGCACGTTCAGGCTTCACTCTCCCGAGTAGTAGGTTTGACTGGTACCCCGGCACCCAACGGTCTTATGGACCTTTGGGCCCAAATGTACCTCCTGGACCGGGGAGAGCGCTTGGGAAAATACATATCCCACTATCGTGACAACTACTTTAAGCCAGGACGTAGAAACGGGCATATTGTATATTCGTACGACATATCCAAAGAGAATCAGGAGCGCATATATTCAAAGATAGGGGACATCTGCATGAGCATGAAAGCTAAGGACTACCTCGATCTCCCCGAGCGCATCGACAACATAGTGGAGATCCAGATGCCCCCGGAAATCCAAAAAGCTTATGACTCCTTCGAGGAGGAACAAGTTCTCAGCATGATTGATCAGCTCGGGGACGCCGTAGAGATACCAGCTGTCAATGCAGCAGCTTTGTCCACGAAGCTCCTCCAGTTTGCCAATGGAGCAGTGTACGATGAACAGAGAGTGGCCCGTGAGGTGCACACGTTGAAGATCGAAGCCACGAAGGAACTCATTGAGGACGCCGGGGGACAGTCAGTCCTCATAGGTTGGACCTTCCAGCATGACAGAGACCGGCTCATGAAGGCTCTCGCCAAGTATAAGCCCCGGGAACTCAAAACGGAGAAGGACATCGTTGACTGGAATGCTGGCAGAATCCAGGTTCTTTTGATGCACCCGGCTTCCGGGGGCCATGGGCTCAACCTTCAAGCCGGAGGACACCGCATCATCTGGTTTGGGCAGACCTATTCTCTCGAGCTGGAGCAACAATTCAATGCTCGGCTTGACCGACAAGGACAGAAGGAGGTCGTGATAGTCAATAAACTGGTATGCTCGAAGACAGTGGACCAGGACGTCATAAGAGCCCAGAAAGCGAAGACCCGGGGACAGGATGCTCTCATGGAAGCTGTAAAAGCGAGGGTCGAAAAATATGTGAAAAAATATCGCAAAACATCGTAGTATTTGTCGCAGAAGTATTACATCTGTGATACAAACAAAACGATAACACTATGAACTACGAGAACAAACATCGAATCGAAAGTCTGGCAAAAGCCGCTTGTCCCAACAACAAAAAAAAGTCTCGGTCATATTCTGAAGCAAAGAGAACAAGTTATCCGACCGACCTAACGCTTTTATAGTAACTGTCGGAAAGAAGGGCTATCCCCGACGGAAGAGTCAAAACCAGGGCTATTGCTCAAGCAAAACGAGCAATGAAGGACTTGGGGATCCGAAGGGCTTTACTGGTAGTCAATAGCATGAGGACCTCCAACATATTGGACATAATCACAGTCGAATTGGACTGAAATATTTTCAATTTTTTTTTCTTAATTGGACATTTTTTTCTTACTTTTACACTACACTTAATAACTAAACACTATGGAAAAGTTTATCGAGAAGTACAAGAGCTACAGCTCGAAAGTTCTTCAAAAGTTGGCCAAGGTCAAGACCGGTGACGAGCTTGACGCCATCGAATCCATCCTCGCATCGAGAGGAGCATCTCAGGAACATCCGGCAGAGGAGGGCGCTGTCTACAACGCTACCGAAACGGAAGAGTACAAAGCCGAGAACGGCATCAAGGAGAACGACGAAGTCCCCGAGGAGAAGCTGAAAAAGGCTCGCAAGACCAAGACCCAGAAGGAGCCCAAGGAACCTCGCCCGTTGAAGAAGGAGATCTCTGCAGAGGAGGTAAAGGCTAACCTCGAGAATGCCAAAGCCAACATCGGCCGCTTCTGCAAGTTCATATGCACGAAGACCAAGGAGCAGACCGACGGCATCATCATCGGAGTTCGTCTCGACCCCCGCAACAACTTCATCCAGTACCGCATCAAGACCAGCGACGGTCACGTCTGGGGAAAGGGCATCGACTCGAAGGACCTGGAGCTCGGCGAGATGGCACCGGTTCCCGAAGAGACCGAGAAGCCGAAGCGCGGCCGGAAGAAGGCAGCTCCCGAAGCAGCTCCCGAAGCAGAACAGAACGAGCCGGAGAACGCACCGGCTGAGGAGTAAGTCAGAACTCCTCGCCCAATGGAGCCGTCACTCCGTTGGGCACCCCGGGGAGGGTTCGAGTCCCTCCCCGGGGTCTAACCTATATACTAAAAATCATGAGTAACATACTTAAACACGCTGACCAAATCATCAATGAGCGGTCGGAGGAGAAGGAGAGACAATACGGACCATTCATGGAATGCAACCAGAAGGCCGCAGAGATCGCCTCGATCATTACCGGTAAGCCTCTGACCGCTCTTGACGTGTCTTGGGTCCAAGTGGCAGTGAAAATGGCACGTGAATCCAATGCACACAAGGAGGACAACCTCCTTGACATGGTAGCCACAATCGGGGCCATCAACAACGAACTCGAGGAACCCAAGCCGTTAAAAGCTCCGGGAGTAGTACCTACGTACTTCTCAACCATTTCGGAGGCTGTGGACTTCATCCGGATCAGTCCCATCGAGGTGCATGAGATCAAACATGTTCTCACAGAAGAGGGACGCAGAATAGCTGTATACTACTCCCCCAAAAACGATCCATTCTCAAACATCAAGCCATGAATACACAAGACTTTAAGCCATTCATTAAGAGCTGGGAAGAGATTTATGCCCTCCAGGGGGAGCTCCAGCTCATGTACAGTCCATACTTCAAGGAGCGCATCGCGAACTTTGACATTAACACTTTGGAGGATCAAGAACTATTCAGGAAACTCTGTTGGCAGATTGTCGAGGAACTCGCTGAGGCAAAGGAGGCTATCGAGGGGGAACTCGATGAGGGGGAACTCGATGGCGAGCACTTTAATGAGGAGCTGATTGACGCATTCAACTTCATGTTGGAGCTTTACCAGCTTTATGGCATGACTCCCCCTTTCGTCTGGACGCTGCCTAAATGGGCACAGGTTCTGGAAGACGAAGATTTTGCGGGAGATCTGCTTACCTTAATCGGAAACATCGGCATGACAGCAAACTGTCTCAAGAACAGAGAGTGGAGACAATCTCAGTACATGGTTGACTTGTTAGTTTTCGAGGGCCGGCTCAAGCGGATATGGACTTACTTCGTCATAATGTTCGAGCATTTGGGTCTCTCAGAGACTCGAGTCAAAGAGCTCTGGTCGTTGAAGTATCAAGTAAATCTGTTTCGCATTAAATCCAAATACTGATATGGGTAGAATATTTAAAGACTGTTTCGAAATGATCCGGGAGATGGATCGGGAGCTCAAGGTTTCCGGCATCACGGTCCCGGTCAACCATTACCAAAACCAAGAACTCAGCGGGGACGACCGGCTCACCAAGGAACTCATCGGAGTGAGCTTTGTCATCTCAAAGCCGTATCTCGGCAAACGTGAGATGCTCGACTTCATGTTCAAAGACGAGGCCGAGCTCATCGAGAAGTATTGCCGAGCAGAGCTCTCCGATCGGCTTGACCGGAACGGAGTCAACCCGGGTAAGAGCTGGGAAATCCGCCGGGACTTGTGGCAGAAGCTGGTGAGCAAGACTCGGCAGGAGGGTCGTTTCGACTACACCTATTCGGAGCGTCTGCACATCTTCCACAAGGGTCCCGAGATCCACCAGTTGGATAATGTCATCATGACTCTCCGGGACGACCCGCACTCCAGACGAGCAATGGTCATGATCTTCGAGCCGGAGGACACCCGGGCAACAGCCGGGGCTCTTACCCGAGTACCTTGCTCCGTCAGCTACCAGTTCCTCATCCGGAACAATCGACTCCACGTGATATATTATATCCGGAGCAATGACTTCTTCAAGCACTTCGCAATTGACATCTGGTTGACGGAGGCCATGATGGACTACGTGTTCAACATCCTCGCAGCCACCTATCCCTCTCTCAAGAAGGGATCTCTGCATTACTTCGCTGGGTCCCTCCATGCATACAACGAAGATCTTTCCAAATGGGTGATCTACTAAATTATGACTATCGACGAAGCAAGAGCTAAAGCTCATCAGCAATATGACGATTGCATGTTCTGTCCGGGATGCTCGAAGCTCCTGACTGGGCTCCACATGGGGAGTCGGTGCTACACCAACTGGATCGAAAGAAAGGCACAACAGATCCTCGAAAATTCGAAGAAAAGTCATGACAGGAGGAAGCGATGAGCCTATCATCATCGGGCTGGCAATAGCAGTAATAATCGGAATAGGGATCGTTTGTCTCATGGACGCTCTCAAAAACAAACTCAAGTGATATGTGCGGAATAAGTATAACAAGAAGGATTAACGCCATTGACAAGATACAGCATAGGGGCATCGAGTCCGTCCAGATTGCCGAAGGAGGATGGTTCCTCGGTCATGTCCGTTTGCCCATTCAGACTGAGCCAGGCGATGGCCTGGCTCAGCCTATAGAGTTAGCCGGAAACAATGGGTGGCTTCTTTACGTGGGGGAGATCTACAACTATCCTACGAGGTATTCCAGCGACGTCGAGTATCTTCGCGACTTGTTCGGAGCTCAGGTTCCGGGGATCAACTGCTTGGAGGACATCCTTCTCGAAGCTAACCACTGGGATGGCATGTGGGCAATATGCTGGTACAGGAAGGGTCAAATTATTGCTTTCACCGACCCTCTCGGAAAGAAGCAACTCTACTACAACCAATTCGGGGAAATCTGCTCGGAGATAACCCCGTTGGTGTCGGACTTCCGAGACTTCGACCGGTACTATCAGTCGGAAGTGTTCAAATGGGGGTACAACTGGGATGACAGAACTCCATGGAACAACGTCAAGCGTATTATGCCGAATACTGTCTATTCCTTCGATGACATGAAGGTGAAGCCCACCATTATCCGGAGGGACTACTACAGATGGGGGATAGGGGAACGGAGTCATTTCGCAAAATCCAAGTTCGCCGAAGTCCTCCGGGGCTTGGTCGAGAAGTCCGTAAAACGCCGGGCAATGTACTCTAAAGTCCCGGTCGGAGCTTTAGTTTCTGGAGGACTGGATTCATCCATAGTTGCCTCTATTCTTCATCGAATGGGCCTGGGGGTTAATCTCTATATGGTGGAAAATAATGAATCAAAATTTGGCATGCTATTGTCCGAATTTTTAGGGGTTTCTATCACCTCTCTTGGCCCTATCCCCGATGATGATTGCCTGGAGAGGTGTCTCCGCTACAACGAAACCCCCATCGACTTGGGCTCCATGATCCCCCAGTTCCGACTCATGGAGAAGGTCAAGGAGAAGGTCATCCTGACCGGGGATGGAGCTGACGAACTCTTCGGAGGCTATCGCCGAGTTGATGATTATGACTCCCAGCTCTCAGACGTGTTCCAAGAGCTTCCGTTCTACCACATGCCTCGGCTTGACCGGGCTTCCATGAGGAGCACAGTTGAACTCCGGTCACCATTCCTGGGACATGACGTTGTCAGGTTCGCTCTCCGTTTGCCCCGGGAGGACAGAACTCACAAGCGCATTCTCAAAGATGCTTTCAGCGACGTACTGCCCCAGGAGATTCTCGACCGACCCAAAGAGCCTCTCAAGTGCCAAAGTATACGGCAGGATCCGATGGCGTACCGCAAGAAGTGTCACGAAATATTCTACAACTTATGGCAATAGCTATCGGATATTACTGGGTATGGTTTAAAGAAGATGACTCCAACACGGAGGCTCAGTGGTTCAAAATGACGCTCCGGAAGGGATCTGTTATACCTTCCATCCATTCTATAAATCGGGAGGAGGCTCTGTGGTGGATCAAGTCCCGAAAAATGAAAGACGTCACCCCCGGAAATCCCGCAGGCAGAATATTTGAATCGGATGGTCAACCGTTCAAGAAGGCATTCCAGGAGCTGCCTCTTCACACTCGGTATAATTTCATAGAAGGAGCATCACTCTCATCAGGCACAACACACCGAGCTCGTCTCGAAAAATATTTTAAAAAATGAAAATCGTAAAAGTAAGAAATGTCAAGACCCCGACCAGAGGAACGGGTCTGTCCGCCGGGCTGGACTTCTACATCCCGGAAGACTTCGAAGCCAAACAGATCTGGCCGGGCGAAAGCATCAACATTCCGTCCGGGATCAAAGCTCGAATACCCCGGGGGTGTGCCCTCATCATGTTCAACAAGAGCGGTATTGCCACCAAGCACCAGCTCCAGGTCGGAGCCTGCGTGGTTGACGAAGACTACCAAGGAGAAATCCATCTACACGTCATGAATGTCGGCAAGGAGATCGTCATCCTCAAGCCGGGGATGAAGCTGGTTCAGGGTTTGGTGATGCCTGTCTTCTATACCGGGGTGGAAGTTCTCGAGTCGGAGGCCGAGCTTTTCCCGCAATCGACTGAAAGAGGGACAGGGGGCTTCGGATCCACGGGGGTATAGGACCCCCGGCCCCAAAAGTTGATAAAACCATTGTTCCATTGTTTACAAATCAGTGGGACCCCCGGCCCCAAAAGTTGATAAAACCATTGTTCCATTGTTTACAAATCAGTGGGACCCCCGGCCCCAAAAGTTGATAAAACCATTGTTCCATTGTTTACAAATCAGGTGGACCCC